CTTCTTTTTTTATAAATATTAGTGTGGAGTAAAAAGAGTGTGTCCTAATGAAAAATACTTATTATACCTATGCTTGGTTAAGAGAAGATAGAACACCTTATTATGTTGGTAAAGGTATTGCTAATAGAGCATATTGTCCTCATAAAAGAGGCGATACTTATATGTCTCCACCATCAAAAGATAGAGTGATTTTTTTAAAGAAAAATCTAACGGAGTTTGATGCTTATAAACACGAAAACTATGTTATTACTATTTTGGGTTTAAAAAGTGAAGGTGGTATATTAATCAATATGTCTTATGGTGGAGAAGGAAGTTCTGGTAGAGTTTTGAGTGAAGAAACAAAAGAAAAAATAAGACAAAAAAATAAAAATAAAAAACTAACAAAAGAACAAAAAGAATTAATTTCTAAACAAGTATCTCAAAGAAGGTGGTGGAATAATGGTGAGGTGGATAAACATACTATTGAGTGTCCCGGTGACGAATGGGTATTGGGGAGGTTATATTCAAGAAAATTGAGCGATGAAGAAATAGAAAATATTAGAAAAATAAACAAAGGTAAGTGTGTGAGTGAAGAAACCAGAAAAAAACAAAGTGAGATTAAAAAAGGTAAAAAACTTACTGATGAGCATAAGAAAAAAATTAAAGATGCAACTAAAAAATTAGGTCTTAAACCACCATCGGCAAAAGGAAAAAACTGGTGGAATGATGGTTATTCTCAAAAATTATGTTTTGATTGCCCTGGCGATGGATGGGTGCGGGGTAGGTGTCCAGTTGTAAAAGTGTCCTAATAGTACTTTACTGGTCGTCGTGAGCGTCTATAATACCTTTATAACGCACAAGTCAAATGTCGGTTAATCACGAAGTCAAAGGAATGCTTGCAAAACTTCTGGCGACGGAAGATATTATTGTTGAGCATAAAAAAGTTTCTACTGCTTGTTTTAATGTTCATACTCGCGTTTTAACATTACCTCTGTGGGAAAAAGCAAGTAATGTTGTATATGATTTGCTTGTCGCACATGAATGCGGACATAGCATTTTTACAGATAATATTGATTGGACTGAAACTGCAAAGGTTCCTCAACAGTTTGTGAATGTGGTTGAGGATGCCCGTATTGAGAAATTGATGAAGCGTAAGTATGCTGGACTTGCTAAGACCTTCTTCAATGGTTATAAGGAACTGAATGAAGAAGATTTTTTCCAACTTGCTGATGAGGATATTTCTAAGTTCAATCTTGCAGACCGCGCTAATCTTTACTTTAAGGTTGGTAACTTTTTGACTCTTGATTTTACTCCAGAGGAAAAAGAAATCATTAATCTGATTGGTGCTTGCGAAAGTTTTGCGGATGCCTTGATTGCTGCCGAAGAACTCTATAAGTATTGTAAGAAAGAAAAGGAACAACAACAGAAAGTTGCTGACTTTGATTCTCACGAAATTAAAGGAAACTCGCAGTCTTCTACTGGTGAATCTGTAGAGACTAATGACTCTTCTTCCGAACAAGAAGGTGAGAGTGATAACTCTCAAGAACAACCTAATGAAACCGAATCCTATGGGGGCACTGCTCAAGGTGAAGAAACCCAAGTAAAATCTGAGAATACTCAAGATGAACCTGAAGTTCGCACTGCAGAATCTTTGGAAGATAAAATTCGTGACCTTATTGGTAATGATGCTTCCTATGATACTGTCTATGTTGAAGTTCCTCAAGTTAATCTTGAAACTGTGATTGGTAAAAACTCTGAAGTTCATAAAGATATTGATAATTCTTTTGCTCATCAACAGAAACTACAAAATAATCATTCTGAAGCGAAAGGATATGCTCCAATAAATCTTTATAAGGAAACTGATATTGAGTTCAAGAAGTTTAAGTCTTCTGCTCAAAAAGAAGTTAACTATCTTGTAAAAGAGTTTGAGTGCCGCAAGGCAGCAGATCAGTATGCTCGCGCATCAACTGCTCGCACAGGTATTCTTGATACAACTCGTCTTCATACTTACAAGTACAACGAAGATTTGTTCAAGAAAGTTTCTGTAATTCCTGATGGTAAGAATCACGGTCTGGTATTTGTTCTGGATTGGAGTGGTTCAATGGCAGAAGTAATGCTTGATACTTGCAAACAACTCTTCAATCTTGTCTGGTTCTGTAAAAAAGTTTCTATCCCCTTTGAGGTATATGCTTTCACGAACGAATGGCGTCGTGGTGAGTATGATTATGAGAATGATCGTTATCTTGCTGCAGACCGCATTCCCCATTACACGAAAAAGGATGGTCTTTTGGTTGTAGATGAAACCTTTGCTATGATGAATATCCTCACCAGTAAAGTTTCTGGTAAAGTGCTTGAGCACCAGATGCTTAACATTTGGCGTCTTGCTTATTGCTTTGGTAGGACTTACAGTTCTCCTTATACTTATCCCAATCGCCTGAGCCTTTCTGGAACTCCTTTGAATGAGGCACTGATTACTCTTCATCAGATTCTTCCTAAGTTTCAGAAAGATAACAAACTTCAAAAGGTTCAGTGTATTGTTCTGACTGATGGTGAAGCAAATCAACTTGTTCATCATAAAGAAGTTAAGCGAGCATGGGAGAAAAACCCAATTCTTGGAACTGGATATATTAATCCATATAATACATTTATCCGTGACCGTAAACTTGGAACTACCTATAAGATTGGATATGGGTATCATGAATTTACTGATGTTCTTCTCAGGAATCTGAAAGATAAGTTTTCCGATACAAACTTTATTGGTATTCGTGTTCTTGAGAGCCGTAATGCAAGTCGGTTCATTGGTCTTTATCATTCACAGATTGATAAACAGTATGAAAAAATTCAAAATGACTGGAAGAAAGTGAAGAGTTTTACTATCACCAACTCTGGATATGATGCATACTTTGGAATGTCTGCAACTGCACTTTCTCAGGACACTGAGTTTGAAGTTGCTGAGGATGCTACCAAATCGCAAATCAAATCAGCTTTCGCAAAGTCTCTTAAGACTAAAAAACTAAATAAAAAAGTTCTTGGTGAGTTTATTTCTTTGGTTGCATGAAAACTAAATTTCCTTTTGAACATGTTGTCAAAATAGATACAAAAGAAGTATGGATTAAGTGTAATAGTAGCATAACTGCTATGGGTATTCCTGCTTTAGTAAATAAGTATTATCCTGGATACACTGGTCATATTGCGAGTGAAGAGTATCTGAAAGAACTCAATAACCAGTTGGCGAACTGACCACAGGGGTCCCAAGCGGACCCTTTTTTCGTTTATAATGACTAGGTTGAAACGAAACAAACGAATGGCACTCTCCTCCGACTACATCCGCACCTCCCTGCAGAACCTGTATGGTAATAACATTACTGGGGCTGACATCCGTGCCTGGTGTAATCTGAACGATGCTAATTATCAAACTGTTACTAAAAAACTTGATCAGTTTAAAGTTGGTCGTGGTAAATGGAATCTTGAAGTGACTCAGCAAAAAGTAGAAGAAATCGAACGTACTTTCCAAGCACCCTCTGTGGTTCCTCCTATCGAACAAAATTTGGTTCCTGATAAAGATGATACCTTCGTCAAGTTTGGTAATTTTGCTGATGTTAAAAAAATTATTCAGTCCCGTCTTTTTTATCCTACGTTCATTACAGGTCTTTCGGGTAATGGTAAAACGTTCTCGGTTGAGCAAGCGTGTGCTCAACTCAAGCGCGAATTGATTCGTGTCAACATCACTATCGAAACTGATGAGGATGATCTGATCGGTGGTTTCCGCCTTGTGAATGGCGAAACCGTTTGGCACAATGGTCCTGTGATTGAAGCACTTGAGCGCGGTGCTATTCTGTTGCTGGATGAGATTGACCTGGCATCCAACAAAATCCTGTGCCTTCAGTCTGTTCTGGAAGGCAAGGGTGTGTTCCTTAAGAAGATCGGCAAGTTCATCACTCCTGCCTCTGGTTTCAACGTGATTGCCACCGCAAACACTAAGGGTAAGGGTTCGGATGACGGTCGCTTCATCGGCACCAACGTGCTTAACGAAGCATTCCTAGAACGTTTCCCTGTGACCTTTGAGCAGTCCTATCCTGCCCCTGCTACGGAGCAGAAGATCCTGGAAGGCATTGCTCTGGACCTTGGCGTGGAAGACCGCGACTTCTGTAAGCGTCTTTGCGATTGGTCGGACGTGATCCGTAAAACCTTCTACGATGGTGGTATTGAGGAAATCATTAGCACCCGTCGCTTGGTTCATATCATTCGTGCCTATGCTATCTTTAAAGACAAAGCAAAGGCAATTCAAGTTTGTGTAAATCGCTTTGACGATGAAACTAAACAGGCATTCTTGGAACTCTATGATAAAATTGATGCCGATTTCCAGATGCCTTCTGAAGAATCCGTTGACACATATCATTCTGTTTGATATAATTGGGAAAGGTAAAAAGTGCCTTCCCTCTTTTTATGATTGATTCGACCTTTACTATTACTATGTCCGAAACAAAAAATCATCTCTGGAAATACAACGAAGACAAAATTCTCAAAGATGTTGAAGATTATGTGACCAGCACTTATGGTAGCCATTACTGTGGCCACGAACAAGACTATAAAGATGTCCAAACAATTGACCTAATGGCAGCAAAAGAACTTGCTGCTGGGTTCTGTCAAGCAAACATTATCAAGTATGGTAGTCGCTACGGTGATAAGGATGGTCGCAATAAGCGTGATCTACTTAAAGTGATTCACTATGCTATGCTTCTACTTCACTTTGACGGGCATTATTCCCGTAAAGACAATGGCCTCTCTGAATTTCGCTGATTATTATGAAAAATAATATTCTTCTAAATAATAATAGTTGAAGAATATTAATGCCAAAAAATCAATACAAAGATAAAACAACAAAAGAATATCAGCAGGAATGGAAAACCAAAAATAGAGAAAAACAAAGGCAACTTCAAAGAGACCATTATAATAAGAAAAAAGAGTATTTGTTTGAAAATGTTGGAAGTGTTTGTGTATCTTGTGGTTCAACATCAAATATTGAATTTGATCACATTAGACCAAGAACATCTTCCGAAAAAGAGAAGCAAACTCGTCTCAGAACTGGTAACATGGGAGGAAACATAGTATGGAATAAAAGACCATCTGCTATGAGTTGGGAATGTATTAAAAAAGAAATTCCTGATTTACAATCTCTTTGTAGAGATTGTCACCGAAAAAAATCCAACGCACAACTTGCTGTTGCTTGGGAACTTTTTTGTTCCTTAACTCTTGAGGAACAAACCAAACTTACAAATTTACAATATGGAAAAAATGAAATTCTCTGACAAAACACTTACGCTTCTGAAGAATTTTTCTTCTATTAATCAAAGTATTCTATTTAAAAAAGGAAATCACTTGCGTAGTATTAGTGTAATGAAAAACATCCTAGCAGAAGCAACAATTGAAGAAGAACTGCCAAAGGACTTTGGTATCTATGATCTGAACCAGTTTCTGAATGGTCTTAACCTTCATCAGAATGCTGAACTTGATTTCCAGAACGATGGTTATGTGATGATTAAGGAAGGTCGGTCTCGTTCCAAATACTTCTTCGCAGATCCGAATGTAATCGTTACTCCTCCTGACAAGTCCATCTCGCTTCCTTCTGAAGACGTTTGTTTCATTCTTGATACCAAGGAACTTGATAAACTTCTCAAGGCTGCTGCTGTTTATCAACTTCCTGACTTGTCTGTGGTTGGTGAAGCAGGTGTGGTGAAACTGGTGGTTCGTGATAAGAAGAATGATACATCTAACGATTTCTCTGTGGTAGTTGGTGAGACTGATGAAGTCTTTACCTTTAACTTTAAGGTAGAAAATCTTAAAATTTTGCCAGGAACCTATGAAGTTGTTATCTCACAAAAACTTCTTTCTAGGTTTAAGAATACTGGATTTGACGTTACGTACTATGTCGCTTTGGAACCTGATTCTACTTTCGGATGAAAAACTGGGATGAACTCTTTGACAATCTACCTGATACTGAAAAGGATAAGGTTGCCATTCTTCGGGTAATGGAATGTGCAAATGGATGTATTCAATATGCATTTAGAGACGATAAACCATTCCAACTTTCTCTTGATGAAACAAGGAAGGCTATGAAGTTTAGTATGTCTTGTATGAAAACGATGTCCATTCCTCTCAAGGAAGAAACCATTACTTTCGCACCTGAAACTGAAAAACTTTGTAGAGAAGTTAGAGAACTCTACATTAGTGGATTCAAGAATGGAAATGAAGAAGACTATAAAGAGTTTATGAATGCTTCTGGTGCTACTGTAAATGCTGTTGGTAAAGACAGACTTCTACAGGCAAAAGAAATACTGGCACAAAACATCACTGATATTCCACCTCAGACATTAGACTGGGGTATACACTATTTGATGCAGTTTTTGGAGAACTGAATTTGAATATATTCGTAACTTCTCCTTGGCCTGCTGAAAGTGCCATTTGCCTCCCCGACAAACACATCGTTAAGATGCCACTAGAGTGCTGTCAGATGCTCTCTATAGTGGCATCAGAGAAGTGGGGACACGGTTACGGCACTCTCCCTAAGGCAGATGGAACCCCCTACAAGACCGACAAAGGAGCATTCCGCAATCATCCCTGTACCCGGTGGGCAATGGAGAGTATCCATAATGCCTACTGGTTAATCAAATGGGGACTGAACTTGTCTGATGAATACTGCCTGCGGTATAATAAAACTCACTCCTGTTATAAAACTCTTGTGGATGCATACTATTTGTTCCCCAAGGGTAAGATTACAGAGGTGACTCCATTTGCTCGTGCTATGCCTGAGGAATGGAAGTTTGACGATACTATTGATACATTTGAAGCATACAAACGATACATCGCATCCAAACCTTGGGTTGCTGATAATTACCTTCGTATGCCAGAAAGGCGACCGTCTTGGGTAAATTAAATTATGATTGAACTAACACAAGAACAAATTAAAACTCTTGAAGACGCATTTAATTCTCTTCCAGAAAAACTGAGAACTGGAAAGTATAGAACTATGGAAGGAATTGAAGAACAACTTTCGAGTGGTACTAACATTATCTTTTATATTAGATGTGAAGATAAAGTTGATAAGGATGGTGAATATAAAGAATATGAAATGAAGAGTATGAAACTTGGTGAGATTTGATTATGAGCAGTGATTTCCTTTTCGTGGAGAAATACAGACCGCAAGTGATTGAAGACTGTATTCTTCCTGATGAAACTAAAAAAACATTTAAGGAGTTTGTAGCAAAGGGAGAGATTCCTAATCTCCTTCTTGCTGGACCTCCTGGTATTGGTAAAACTACCATTGCTAAAGCTTTGTGTAATGAATTGGGAGCAGATTGTTATGTTATCAATGGATCCGACGAAGGACGTTTCTTGGATACTGTACGAAACCAAGCAAAAAACTTCGCTTCGACCGTCTCACTTACGGGATCTTCTAAACACAAAGTCATCATTATCGATGAGGCGGATAACACAGGCAACGACGTACAACTCCTACTACGGGCGAATATTGAGGCATTTTATAACAACTGCCGATTTATCTTCACCTGCAACTACAAGAACAAAATTATTGAACCTCTTCACTCCCGATGTGCCGTCATTGACTTCACCATCAAAGGGAAGCAAAGAGTTCAACTTGCAGGTAGTTTCTTTCAACGACTTCAATCAATCTTGGATGCGGAAAAGATTGAATATGATGAAAAGGTCGTTGCGGAACTTGTTACAAAACACTTCCCAGATTTTCGCAGGGTCCTCAACGAATGCCAAAGGTATTCTACAGGAGGAAAAATTGACTCGGGCATTCTTGCATCTTTCTCAGACATCTCTGTAAATGAACTTATTAAAAATCTCAAGGATAAAAACTTTTCTGAAGTCCGAAAGTGGGTGGTCTCCAACTTGGACAACGATGCTAGCAGTCTACTTCGCAGGATTTATGACTCCTCTTACGATTGCCTTACACCCCAATCTATCCCTGCTGCCGTTCTTGTTATTGCTAAGTATCAATACCAATGTGCGTTCGTTGCTGACCAGGAAATAAATCTTCTTGCTGCTCTTACAGAAATAATGGTAGAATGTGAGTTTCGTTGAGGTAATTTAAAATGAATGTAAAACTTATTCGTATGTGGTCTGGTGAAGATGTAATTGCCGACCTTGTTGGAGATCTTACTGATAATATTGTAATCCGTAATCCTATTGTTGCCATTCCTACTGGAAATGGACAGATGGGATTTGCTCCTTGGTCTCCTCTTTTGAAGGAGAAAGATGTGGATATAGAAGTAACTAAAAAGTATGTAGTTTACATTACAGAAGCACAAGAGCAGATTGTTGAACAATATGAGCAGATGTTTTCAGTAATCCAAAAACCATCTAAAAAGTTGATTGTATGACAGTGAAATCTCTTAAGACGCCTTTGAGGTATCCTGGCGGCAAGTCCCGTGCTTGCACTAAGATGAATCCATACTTTCCAGATCTTCGTAACTATGATGAGTTCCGTGAACCATTCTTGGGTGGCGGAAGTGTTGCAATTCATATCACTAAGAAATATCCTTACCTAGATATTTGGGTGAATGATCTTTATGAACCTCTTGTGAACTTCTGGCAGCAACTCCAGATGTTTGGTCCTGATCTAAAGGATAAACTGGTAGATCTTAAATCAATACACAATAATCCAGCATCTGCAAAGGAACTGTTTCTCGCAAGTAAGGGGAAGGTCAATGACCAAAGTTTGCCCAGTCTTGATCGTGCTGTGGCTTTTTATGTTGTTAATAAGTGCAGTTTCAGTGGTCTCACAGAGAGTTCATCATTTTCAGAACAAGCATCCAATTCCAACTTCAGTTTGCGAGGGATCGAAAAATTGCCTGCGTATTCTGCATTAATCTCTAAGTGGCGTATAACTAATTATTCCTACGATTATCTAATGGATGGAAACAAAGGTGCTTTTATGTATCTCGATCCTCCTTATGACATTAAGGATAATCTCTATGGGAATAGGGGATCAATGCACAAAGGATTTGATCACGATAAGTTTGCTGCTGATTGCGATGCTAATGATATGGATCAACTGGTAAGTTATAATTCTGATCAACTGGTCAAAGATCGTTTTAAGGGATGGAAAACTGCCGAGTTTGATCTCACTTATACTATGAGATCTGTTGGTGAATATATGCGCGAGCAAAAACAACGTAAAGAACTATTGATATTTAATTATGGAATTGAAGGACTGGTTGAACTCAATAAATCAAACTAAGATTGATTTAACTACTGAAAACCCAGATGCTTTAAAGGAATATGCTCCTTATATTATTAATCGTTGTTTATCTGGTCACATTGACTGCGTTCTTTTTGCGAATGAAATGAATATTCATCATCAACTTGATAAAGATATGCAATATTCATTTTATCTAAATACTCTTAGGAAACGGAAGAGATTTTCTCCCTGGCTCCGCAAGGATAAAATCAACGACTTAGAATGTGTTAAACAATACTATGGATATAGTAATGAAAAAGCATCTCAAGCACTGAAAATCCTGACAAAAGAACAACTTACTTTCATTAAACAACGACTTGATATTGGAGGAAAAAAATGACTACTACGGTAGAACCTACTGTTGAATGGTCGCAAGACCAAATGGTAGAGGTAATTCTTAATGAACCTGATGATTTTCTGAAAGTTCGTGAGACTTTGACACGCATCGGAGTTGCTTCACGTAAGGAGAAAAAACTTTATCAATCCTGCCATATTCTTCATAAGCAGGGAAGATATTACATTGTTCATTTTAAAGAGTTGTTTGCTCTTGATGGCAAACATGCAAATCTTACTGTGAATGATGTACAAAGACGTAATCGCATTGTTAGACTTCTTGCTGATTGGGGTCTAATTACGGTGGTCAAACCAGACTCTGTTAATGATATTGCTCCTTTAAATCAGATTAAAGTTCTTACATATAAAGACAAAGGTGACTGGATTTTGGAGCAAAAATATAACATTGGTAAGAAAGGGAAAGCAGTGGAAACCGAATAAATAGTAGTGTGCCATTCGTGCGGCACTCTACAAAAGTCGGAACACCCTAAAAAGAGGTTCGGTTTTGCCGATACCTCTTTTTTTCGTATCTTGTATTTTATAAATAACTAAAAAAGTATTGGTAAAATGGACGCACAAGATTTTCGTAGTCTTCAAGAAGCATATATGGAAGTTTATTCTATTGATGAAGGACTTGGTTCCGCAATCAAAAGAGTATTTGGTGGTAAGAAATCAGAACCAGAAGCACCAAAACCAGAAAGTAGAGGTGCTGAACTTCGTAGAAGATATAATGTAGGACCAGAAAAAAGTGATACTTCCGCAAAGAGACAAATTCTCAATAGGTCTCGTGCAAGAGCAGACAGAGATCAAGAGAGATATGGAGATAAACCATTCCAGAAGCAAGTTGCTCAACAATCTAAAGCAGCCCACGATCGTTATTTAAAAGCAGGTTATAGCAAGTATGGTGCTAGTGATGCAAGAGGAAGTGGTAATAAGGCAAGAAAAAGAGCAGCAGCACTTCAAAGAGAAGAGTATGACCTTTACGATATTATCCTCTCACATCTTCTTGATGAAGGATATGCCGAAACACCAGAAGCAGCAGAAGCAATTATGGCGAATATGAGTGGAGAGTGGAGAGAAAGTATTATTGGGTGAATAAATAATAATACCTGACTTGTTCGCACCTTTCAGGTAAAGATTGGAGGGCAGAAATGTCCTCCTTTCTTTTATAAATAGTATTGCGAACAAGTTA